AGATATTCTACAAGAGTGGATTTAATCTGGTCAAAGTCCAGATTTGCGAAATTTATTAGTGCCATTTATCGAGTTGATTGTAATACAAACTCTAGTTGTTGAGGTGGTACATCAACTCCAACAATTCTATAAACAATAGTTACATTAAATTCGTTATTGTCATAGTTAGGATCGACTATGACATCACTCAATATAACTCTTGGTTCATAATTCCGAATGGAGTTTTCTATTTCATCTCTGATTGTGATAGCCGATGTAGGATCAAGGTTTTCGAATAATGATTGGCTAATACGAGAACCAAAATTTGGGTTGAAGAACTTTTCACCAGGGTAAGTAAAGACGATATTGCGAATTGATCTTGCAATTGCAGAAGCATTTTTAAGAACAACAATGTCATTTGTCAGAGGATTAGTCTGAAATGACGCGCTAATATCTTTGAATCCTTGACTTACCCTTTCTAAAGGCATTATTTATGGTTCGATAATATATTCTGACTTATTTATGTACTCAAAACTCATTCAAAGGTATGGGTTCAGTACCATATTCCCAGTCATCATAGTCTTCATCATTACGAATTTGTTGGTGAAGCTCATTCTGATGAAGAAAATCATGTTTTTTAGGCGTCATATCATCATTTGCAATCTCACGAAGCATCTTTTGCTTCTTAATTTGGTCCTCCCAACCATATTCACTTGCCAAATATTCAGTTCCCCACTCATTTCGCATAAAATTTTGGTCTTTATCGACTTTTTTGGTCATTTTTTTGCTCCTGATTTGTTAGATCAGAACTTTTTACGGGGTTGCTATCCCGTGTATCGATAAAAAATCCTCTTCTTAGATAATCTTGGTCCTCAATGAAGGTTAAATCACCCATTCTTTGTGGTCTATCGTTTCTCCAAACAGGAATTGCAACTGTATTGCCATATCTAAAGTCAGGATTTTGTCTAAAATGCACTTCAATCAGTTTATTTCCGATAAATTCGCAGTTTATCCACTCATAATCACCCTTAAGATTATTTAAAATCTCAGGAAATTGAACCTCACAATCAATCTTAGTCCATTTTTTCCACTTATATAACTCATCATCATCGTCTCTTTCACCTAATACAACTAACTCCGATTTCTTATGGCGAAAATCAACACTAATATGTGGGCCTTTAAAGATCTCACACCAAAATTCTGCAGGATGAAACTGTTCTGTTGATTTGTATATCCACTCTATACGAGAAAATCGTCCCATACCAAGTATATTAATACATGGTCGGACGATATAATATCCTGAATATGGAACAGGGCATCCTGTAGGTCCACAGAGATGCCCCATAGATTGATTTAGAAAGAGTTTATTATATACCCACATATCTTCTGGATGAATTGATTTCCATTCATCACATGAATCGAAATAATACATGAGGTATATAAAACTCCTTTGTACTATTTAACCTTTACCTTGTCCACGATAACGCTTCTTACGACCATTACGAGAGGTAGCACTGAGTAGTGTACGAGCAGAACGGCCTTGGCGAGTTTTCTTAGGAGCTCCCGGTTGAAAGAGATTACCTTTAAGTGCCATTAGATTTCCTCCAATTCAATAAGTTTAGGATCAATATCATCTCCCGAAAAGAATCTTTCCGAGAGTTCTTGTAGGACCTCAGTACATTCTTCATGAGTAAGGTCCTTATAAATTTTACGTCCTTTATAAAGTACGTTGAATTTTGTCATCAGATAATACGAGTTTTTTCATGTCCCACACGAATCCGAGGATCGCACCAGATCTTATAGCCAGCATCGATGGCATCAAGACAGAACGAGACATCTTCGCCACACATATCCTGAACGGCTCCGGATTCAAATACTTGCATCTTCGGAGCAAACCAAGGATACTTAATCTTGGGATCTTCAAAGACTCCGTGCTTAATCATGACCCATCCAAAACCAGTGTAATCAACCGTGAAGGGCTTGCGGCGCTTCTGAATGGACTCAACAGTTTCGTGATTCATGACTCCACCATTCTTGCGGAAATCATCTTCATCTAACCAGTGTGCGACAGAGGTTGTGTGACCATCTTCTGTTGCATACCAACCAGCAGTAATCTCACGCTCTGTACCATCTTCACTCAGAGATAGATCACAGAGTTGCCAGAACTTGTTTGTGTCAAAGACAATATCCGAGTCAATCCACAATTGATAATCATACTTCAGTTTACCATCCCAGGGAATCTGATCAGGCCCACGAAGTACATTTGCACCTAATACCTTACAACGTGCAAAGTTAACCATTGATGAGTAGTCCTGACTAATCTGAATACTCATACCATTCTGTACCATATCAAAGCACAGTTGTACAAAGTTCTTCAGAAAAATATATGATACTCCTCGTCCTGGAAGACAAAATACAATTGCCTTTCCTTTCATTCTTTCTTTAATTGCTGCAATGTCAAATTCATCGCCCTCTGATTTCGTTGGAGGGTTTGCTTTAACAGTAAATCCTTTTGCCATGAGAGTAATAAAACTTCAGTTCAATTTTAACGTACTATGTATGTGTTGTCAATATGATGGAGAACCTGGAGGCTCTGCTGATTTATCACTCCCTCCTCCACCAGAAGAAACTGGGAGTTCTACAAAAGTTAGATCATCTACTGTATAATCAGTCTTCATCAATCCGACCATACCTTTGATCTCTTCCCAGGTCCTCTGAAACTCTTCTTCCTTCAGAGAGTGATACAGACACCTATCCTTTGCATATATGTGATAAACCTTTTCAGCAATCATAAATTCTCCGGAATTTTTTCAAGTAACTTCATTTCGTTACTGCATTATATATCAGAACTAATAAAATTCCAAGGGGGATGAAAACCGTCTGCTTGGGATATCTAATGAGCCATCCTGCAAGTACAACTCTGAAGAAATTCCAATAGGGCGTTTTTCTCAACGTTTCTTTCCACCTTTCTTCAGAGTCCTTTTGTCAGGGCGGGAAGTACCACCTTTATGAATCCATTTTACACCCATGATTTACCTCCGGAAAATTTTTGTTAGATTGATATTTAGAGGTCGATTTGTCACCTCTGTAGGTTAGGGTAGTTAGGCATTTTTATAACGCCCCCGCCCCCGATCACGCCGCCGCGACGCTATAAACAATCAGACGCATATAACTGCCAAAACACGCATAAACTTGTGCGTGACTGTTATAAGCTCTGTGTGAGATATGCGTGGTCCAGTGTTACCCAGACCACGCACAGTTAGTATCAGAAGTCGATCACATCTGCAGTGGGTTCGTTATAACCCTGCTCAGAAGCTTGGTCTGCTACGATTGCATCCAGAATGGAAAGAATCTCAGCGCCAGTGTTACCTCGAGCCAGCAGAGAAGTGAGAACGGCTTTGGTCATGATGAAGAAGAAAAGTGTAGTAAACTGTGAGTGCCTAGTTTATACTCATTCGACAGGAGTAAGGTATATCAGGCAGCGATATCTTCAGGGAGAAGGTTAATCACTGCTTGGACACCAACGATATGCAAACTGGTGACAAATTGATAGGCAGACTGATAACTAGGAAACTCTACAGTACGCTCTACTTTGTCCTGTACGTTAGTGAAGGTGACGGTGCGTGATTGAGTCATGAGAGTGTTAGTAACTGTGTGTGTCTTAAGTGATGATGAGGATCAGAGATCTTCGATCATGTCGTTGAGTTCGTGGAAGTTCAACATGTCACTGGTAAATGATACTCCGTCAGGCGTCTTAGTGATCAGTCCATCGATGGAATCTACGAAGTCCTGATAATCATCACAACGACGGGCGATATCATAAAGACCCTCATCATTCTGAATCCAGAGTGACACATTCCAGGTGTCATAATTCGTCCAACCGTTATACTCAGTGTCGGTGAGATTCTGTTGATAAGTGACGGTCATTTGTGGTTGATTGTGAAGTCTTTCGGAGCATCGTGCCCCTTACACTATTGGTACACTTTCAGGGGCCCAGTATTAGTTACTTACGCCCTGCTGAATGTTATCAAGGACTGCAGCTATCGTCTCCACACTGTCACGATCGTTCTCCTCTAAGTGTTGCATAACGTCTTGCAGTTGTGGTAGAATACTGATGACTAGCTGTGGCACCCGAATCATACTCCCAGGACCTAGATTTCTATACTTTAGGGGTCTCATAGTTTTGATAGCAAAACTGGGGGTATATAGGGGGGGTTATGCTATCAAAACTCATAGCACTGTTTCACCACCTATCAGGACGGCTTAGGTCTTCCACGTATGCCTCTACCTTCTCAGCTGGTTCCAACTTGAATACTTTCTCCCAGTCAAGTTGATGCGGGTCGAAGTCATCGAAGACCTCAAATTCTAGGGTGACCCTATAACGCTGCTTCTGAGCTTTCTGATACGCAACCGACATAAGTGTGCTCCGAACGTGTATGTAAGTATTGTAAGATGCTATGGGGTCAATGTCAAGACCTTGGGGGTATTTATCAGAGGTCCTTATAGAATTTTGGAGATCTGTCAGGGTTTTATAACTGGGGGTGCTTGACATTTCTGCGGGTCTGTGATAGCTTGCGGGCAAAGATCACAAGGTCCAGAAGGATTAAAAAGGGCTTAATAAGACTCTTAAGTGATACGAATCCTTATCATTATCACACATTGATAACAATAAGTATCGTACATAACAATCTCTCAGCTATAATTAAAAAAGGCTTTTTAAACCATTTTTAATACTTTTTTACCTTAATTTGGTAATTTTAGACATAAAAAAGCAGAGGATAACCAGTCCTCTGCCTATACATCCAACCACCTTACTTTTGGAATTATCTATTACATTACAGAGTCACTTTTACTGTTGAGAGAGGCAAACTCCTTCCTCTCTGTTTAATACTTAATCAGAACCTTT